CCAGCCTGTCCTTGAGGGCAAGCCGATCTATCTCAAGAAGATCAATCGGGTTGTGACGCCTGCGCCTGGCTTCAACATCCTTGCTACGGCTAACACCAAGGGTAAGGGTTCTGATGACGGTCGCTTCATCGGTACCAACGTGATGAACGAAGCTTTCCTTGAGCGTTTCTCCATCACGTTTGAGCAGGAATATCCGCCGCTCAAGACCGAAGCAAAGATCCTGAACAATGTTCTCGGTGCTTCTGGTATTGAAGACCAGGACTTTGCAGACAAGCTGGTCAACTGGGCTGACATGATCCGTAAGGCGTTCTACGATGGTGCGGTTTCCGATATCATCTCCACTCGCCGTCTGGTTCATATCTGCGAGGCCTACGCCATCTTCGGCCGCGACCGTGAGAAGGCAATCAAGCTTTGTCTGAACCGCTTTGATGTAGACACTAAGGGCGGCTTCTGGGATCTTTACGCCAAGCTGGACGAAACTGTTGCGCCGAAGCCGACTGAAACTGTCACGGCTGTCAATCTTGATGAAGAGGTGCCGTTTTAATGCTTGACAAGGCAGTTAATGCCTGCTACAATAATCAGACAATGGCAAAGAGTCACACATTGTCCGATTATCTTAAACCAAGTGACTCATTTTTACTATGGAGTGTATTGAATGTCTCATCTTTCTCGCGTTGCCAAGGTTCTTCGCCGTAACAGCAAGGGCGCTGGTATTACAGCTGGTCGTGTAGCCCAGCTGGCTGGTCTGTCCAAGGACGCTGTTTACAAGCGCGTCTATGACCTTCGCACCTTGGAAGGCAAGACCATCTACAGCAACTATCGTACTGTGAATGGTCAGCGCAAGATGTTTTATCGTTTTGCTGCCTAATCTTTAACGAATCTCAGAGGGATGGATACTATATACTAGTGTCCTTCCCTCTTTTTATTATGGAGTTTTCTAATGCAGTTACAGGTTAAAGTTGAAGATTTAAGAAAAGCAAAGTTGTTCGTTGCTACGCCAATGTATGGTGGGCAGTGTCACGGAATGTATTCAAAGGCTGCATTAGATTTGCAGGGCCTGTGTATGCAATACGGAATTGATATTCGTTTTTCTTTTCTGTTTAATGAATCTCTCATCACACGCGCACGTAATTATCTTGTAGATGAATTTTTACGTTCCGATTTTACTCATCTACTCTTTCTCGACTCCGACATCTGCTTTGATCCGCAGGATGTTCTAGCCCTCATTGCACTGGATAAGGATGTAATTGGTGCTCCGTATCCAAAGAAGTCTATCAACTGGCGCAATATCGCTCTTGCTCTCACAAAGAATCCAGCCATGAATGCTGGCGACTTAGATGCGCTGACTGGCGATTATGTGTTCAATCCAGTTCCTGGCACAAAATCATTCCGTGTTTCTGAGCCTCTTGAGGTTATGGAAATCGGTACTGGTTATATGTTGATCAAGCGTCATGTGTTTGACAAGTTCAAGGAAGCATATCCAAACTTGACATACAAGCCAGATCACGTTGGTCAGGCTCACTTCGATGGCTCAAGGTATATTCATGCATACTTTGATACTGTCATTGATCGTGGTGATCCTTTCGATAAGGTCCATCAAATGATGGAAGCCGCAGCGAAAGGCGAGAACGTCCAAGATCAAGCCAAAGAACTCCTTGAAAAGGAAGTCAACTCGTCTCATCGCTATCTGTCAGAAGACTATATGTTCTGTCAGTATTGGCGCAAGATCGGCGGCTCAATCTGGTTGTGTCCGTGGATGAGAACTACGCATATGGGAACTTATGCGTTCAATGGTAACATGGTCAAGATTGCGGAACTAACAGGGAATCTATAACATGCTAATTGGTATTGTAGGATTTATCGGCTCAGGTAAAGGTACTGTTGCTGATATTCTTGTGAACAAGCATAACTTTACAAAACTGTCTTTTGCTGATACAGTAAAGGACGCTACAGCGGCCATCTTCGGATGGCCGCGACATCTTTTAGAAGGCGATACTGATGAGAGCCGAGCATTTCGTGAGGCAACTGACGATTGGTGGTCAGAGAAGATGGGCTACAATTTCTCTCCTCGCATGGCTCTCCAGATGATGGGTACCGAGGCTGGCCGTGAGGTATTTCATCCAGACATTTGGATTCATTCACTTGAACGTAAGATGGACATGTATCCAAACGTAGTCATTGCTGACGTTCGTTTCCCTAACGAGATTGCATTCATCCAGTCAAAGGGTGGCTTTGTCATTCGTGTAAAGCGTGGTCCTGATCCCGATTGGTATGATCTCGCTCATGCTGCTAACAATATCAGTTTTGCACATAATCCAGAAGCACAAGAAGAAATGGAAAAGACTGGTATTCATTATTCAGAATGGGCATGGATTGGTTCTATAATGGATCATGAATTGCACAATACTGGAACTATCTCCTCACTTGAAGGAGATATCGAACACATGAAAAAGGTCTTTACAGGGCCTCAAAAGCCTGATACAATAGCAGCGTAATCCAAAAACAAATCGGAGTTTATATTATGAAGTTGAGTGAAAACACCCTGAGTGTATTGAAGAACTTTTCGTCTATCAATTCTGGAATTGTCCTTCAAAAGGGAAATCTACAGAAGACTATCTCTCCCGAAAAGTCCATTCTGGTCGAAGCGGAAGTTGAAGATGTTCTGCCCGAACAGTTCGGCATCTATGACTTGAACCAGTTTCTTGGTAACATCTCTACACTGAACAATCCAGACTTGACGTTTACTGACAACGCGGTTCTCATGAATGATGGTGATATCAAGTTCAACTATTATTCTTGTTCTACCAATCTCATCGTTTCTCCTCCCGACAAGGAGTTGAAGTTGAAACAGGTTGATGTAAGTTTCTCTCTTACAAACGCCATTCTTACCAAGTTGCTGCGTCTGGCTGCAATGAACAATCTCACACATCTTTCCGTTGTTGGTAAGAACGGCGAGATTCGTTTGCAGACGCATGAAAAGGCCAACGATACTTCTAACTATGCATCGTTCAAGCTGAATGATTATACTGGCGAAGACTTTACTGCATCGTTCAAGGTCGAAAACATCAAGTTGATTCCTGGTGACTATGATGTTGAAATTCAGCTTGGAGCATTCGCTAAGTTTGTATCTAAGTCTGGCAAGATCAAGTATTTCATCGCACTGGAGAGCAAGTAATGGCTGGTATGGGTCACAATCAAAACTTTGTTAGTATCAATTCTCTGACGGAATCTCAGAAAAAGGAACTCAAGGAAGCAATTCAGCAATTGAATGATAGCATGACGCGAGTTGCTGCTGAGAGAGACTTTCAGAAGGATAGTGTCAACTCCATTTCAGACAAGACTGGTGTTGACAAGAAGATCATCCGCCGCATGGCTAAGGTCTACTTCAAGGCCAACTATTCTCAGGAACAGGAAGAGAATAGGAACTTTGAAGAGTTCTATGATGGAGTCATGAAGTAATGTCAGTTGATCTTTATGGCGAGTCCTACGTTAGTAACTGGGATTACGCTCGTAAGATTGTAACTCTCGGAGCAAAACTACCATTCTATAAAGTTCATTCGTTTGTTACACCAAATAATGGATGTTCGGTTGCGTTTTTTATGGAAGGGTTTAAGTTTTTTCAACCGAGACACAGTGAGATAGATGTTCCAGGTCTTTATGCAATATACGAAAAGACTTGGAATAGTCTTTCTTGCCTATATACTGGCACATCAAATTACTCAATGCACCAAAGAGTATATCGTTTCGTGAAAGAACTCCATAATGTTTCGAGACACGATGAGGATCATCCAGCAGGTAAAAAAGCAAGACTTGCTGGGGTTAGTCCTGATAACATCTATGTAAAGTTTTTTCCACAATCAGAGTTTCCTAAAGTAGAAAATCTGAGAGTTGAATATGAAACACTTGACGAAACGTGTGCTATTTTGCTGAAATCTAGATTCAACAAAAGGAAACGAATCTGATGATTGAAAAGGAAAATTTGATTAGACGCATGGTAGAACTCATGGAGCCTATTGACAGGCAGATCATGATGTGCGATAATGTTGAAGATGTTCTAATGTTGGCATCTAACATGATGGTAACGTCTAAGAGCATCTTCGTGCAAAATCTTGGCGGCATTGGCGCTAAAGAACTTCTTCAAAGAATGGTGAATGAAATTGACGAACGAATCCTTCCTGTGGGTAGAGAAGTACCGCCCAACCTCGGTCAGTGATTGTATTCTTCCTGATCGACTAAAGAAGCCGTTTCAGGAATATGTTGACCGTAAAGAAATACCAAATCTCATGCTCACTGGTTCAGCAGGTGTAGGTAAAACTACAATTGCTAAGGCCATGTGTGATGAGATTGGTATCAATCATCTCTACATCAATGCGTCTGAAAATCGTGGTATTGATATGTTGCGAACAACCATTCGTAACTATGCCTCAACTGTTTCGCTGACTGGCGGTACTAAGGTAATCATCCTGGACGAGGCCGACTATCTTACACCAGAAGCACAGGCCGCGATGCGTGGTGCAATTGAAGAGTTTGCTGCTAACTGCACATTCATCTTCACTTGCAACTTCAAGGCTCGTTTGATTGACGCTCTACATTCTCGCTGTTCTGTAATTGACTTTGCTCTCAAGGCTGACGAAAAGCCAAAGATGGCAATGCAATTGATGAAGCGAATGGAGAACATTCTTACCGAAGAAAGTGTCAAGTATGACAAGGCAGTCCTTGCAAAAATCATTGAAAAGTATTTTCCTGATTATCGCCGTACTCTTAATGAGTTGCAGCGTTTCAGCAGCAGTGGCAACTTGGATGCTGGTATTGTATCTCAACTTTCTGACGTAAGAAAGATTGCCGATCTAGTAAACTCTCTGAAAGAAAAGAACTTTGGAGAAATGCGGAAGTGGTGTGTAGCCAATTCTGATATTGAGCCTGCACGTATCTATCGCAAGATTTACGATGGTCTGTATGAGTATATGAAGCCGCATAGTATTCCACAAGCGGTGGTAACTATCGGCAAGTATCAGTATCAGGCCGCGTTTGTGGCCGATCAAGAAATCAATCTAGTAGCGTGTCTAACTGAATTGATGGTAGACTGTGAATATAATTAAAAAAAGAGTTGACACTTCTAAGAAAATTTGCTAATATATAACAATGCTAAGAATGAAGGATTTATCGGTCATCTTTAGTATGTAACATAAACCAAGATTGAATGTGAATTAATTGACTTTCAATCGCTGTTGAAAGAAAAAAAACATGTTGTTTGAAGAAACAGAACACAAAAACGTCTGGAATACAGGATATTCCAAAACTGACTTTATTGATCCTATCACTTTTGATATAAAGAGGTCTTTGAGAGAAGCTCCTCCTTTAAAGCCAAGGGGAATGAAGTGGATTGAGCGTAAGGTAATCAACATTGAAAATGATGCTGTAGTTGATACTGAACATCAGGCGCGTCATAAAGGAACTCATGCAGATCATAAGAATGATCTAAGAGATTCTTTTGAGAATAACGGTTGGTTATATGATGAGCAACCAATTCTTGTTGTTTGGGATCCTAAAAACAAGAAGTATATCGTTCATGATGGATTCACGCGAATTAATGCGACGAACGATCTTGGTTGTCAACACATTGTAGCAGATGTGTATCAACCAGAAAATCCACTTTCTCTAGAAATCTCTAAGCTGAACCTTAATAAGGTAGACAAGCCAAAGAGAGGATCTGATGCAGGTGATATTACAAACTCTGCTCTTAATTGCATCAACAAGAAGTATCTTGCTTCTGATCTAAAGTCTGTAACTGATTTTGTTAATGAGACTGGAAGTCATCTTTCAAAGTCTCGGCGTCAGACCATCATTAACGATGTCATGAATAGACAGGGTAATTCAAAGTATCGTGTCTACCTTGTTAAGGGTGTTGGTGATCATAACGTTTCTAATGCTGCTGCAAACGAATTTAAGATTCCTTATGGCGGCGATGCGAACTATGATGACACGGGATATTTTGGATATATCACGACAGAAAAGACTGCTCGAATGACAATTTCAAATGCTATCAAACTTCTCAAGCAAGTTCTTGATGACATAGAACACAAGAGCGGCGCTTATGGTCATCTGAAAGAACTTCCTGAAGTTAAGATTTTTGCATATTTTGAAAATCCTGGCAAGACTCCTTTGAGAGAGCAAAGACAAAACTGGTTGATTGCGTTTCAAAACACTCTCGACTCTATTGTTGCCATCTGTGAATATATGACAGATTCTAAATCCAACAAAAAGTTTCCTATCGCTTTCGGTGGATTTTTACCGCAACTTATAGATGCTGATCCAAAGAAGAAGGGCATTAAGAAAGAAACTACCGTTGTAGATGTAGACGGTAAACCTTTTGATTGGAAAAACTAATTGACTGATCTTTTCAAAGATATTATACCTTCTATCCAGCAGACCAAGAAGGTAGTCATAACACAAGAGAACGAGCGGGACTATGTCCCGTTCGTCGTTAATCGTTCCATATCCTTTCACATGGATATGGTGATGCCTGCTAACCAGATGAATCTCCAGCCCTCGACCGATAGTCTCCTACAATACCACTATTTGCTAAATACTGTAAGGGCGTATAAGCGTCCTTTTCAAAAATGGCAAAAGCGTGAGATTATAGAGAATTTGGAGGCGGTTAAAGAGTATTTTGGCTACTCAAATGAGAAGGCCAAAGAAGCCCTTACCATCTTGTCTAACGCGCAAATCGAAGAGATTAAAAAGAGTTTAAATAAAGGTGGTTTGAATGTTAGACATAAAAGAACTAGTGGAGGTAACGCTACCAAATCCTGACAACTTTCTAAAGGTTCGTGAGACCCTTTCGCGCATAGGTGTAGCCTCTAAGAAAGATAAGACCCTGTATCAATCATGTCACATATTACATAAGCAGGGCAGATATTACATAGTTCATTTTAAGCAGTTATTTTTACTAGACGGGAAGCAGTCAGACTTCACAGAGGATGACCGCGCCCGTCTTAATACTATTGCCAACCTGCTTCATGAGTGGGAATTGGTCAATCTGGTAAGTGAGCAAAAGAGTAGTGATCCAGTCGCTCCATTGTCTCAAATCAAGATAATATCTCATAAAGAAAAGTCCGAGTGGAATCTCGTCGCTAAATACAATATAGGCAAGAAGCGCAAGGAAGAATAATATGGCACAGTTCCGTAAAGACACGCACAAGTATCTACCGCAAGAGACTACAATCTTCGAAGTTATGATGCTGGCCGATCAATACGGCAATCTGGTTGGTCCTGCTAATCCATCTGGCATGTCCGTAGATGCTTTCGGCAGATCCAGAGTTTCTGCTCCTTTGACTATGTTTGATTCGTCTCACAGATATAGAGACAACGGACTTTGGGTGCAGTCTAATAGTTCTGGTACCACAATCACGTTCTCTCCCAATGAAGGTGTAATCAATCTATCTGTTGGTACAACTACCAGTCATGAGATTATCCGCGAAACAACCAAAGTCTTCTCCTATCAGCCAGGTAAATCATTACAAGTTCTTAATACATTTGTGATGGCAAACGCTCAGTTAAATCTAACACAGCGCGTTGGTTATTACGGATCAAACAATGGCATCTATCTGGAACAGGCTAACGGCGATATCTACTTTGTAGAAAGAACATCATCATCTGGTGTAATGACTGAGAATAGAGTTGCACAAGCCGATTGGAATATAGACACACTTCTAGGTACAGTAGAAAGTAGCCCGTCTCAAAGAACTCTAGACTTGAGCAAAGCGCAAATTCTATTTACTGACATTGAATGGTTAGGTCTCGGCACAGTTCGTTGTGGATTTGTACTCGACGGTCAGTTAATTCACTGTCACTCTTTTCATCATGCAAATTATGTTGCAACAACATACATGACTACAGCATCTCTGCCTTTGAGATATGAGATTAAGAATGTTGGGCCGACAGGCAACTCAAGCACATTGAAGCAAGTGTGTTCTTCTGTCATCTCGGAAGGCGGTTACGAACTAAGAGGATTTCAGCAATCTATCGGTACTTCCATACTGACACCTAGAAGATTGTTTACTGCTGGTACAGATTATGCTGTTGCAGCAATACGATTGAAAGAAGCTAGAAAAGATGCTATAGTTATTCTTACAGCATTATCAGTAATGGGTATCGGTAACAACGGTAAGTTTGTATGGAAAGTTATTCGTAACGCAACATTATCTAATACCATGTTTACTTCTGCTGGCACAGATTCGGCCGTAGAATATAATATGGTAGCAAACAATGTTGTAACTGGTGGTATAGTAATGGCTCAAGGATATCTTTCATCAGACACTCAGAGTGCGGTACCAACTGATATTCTAAAAGAAGCACTATTTAAGTTCCAGTTAGAAAGAGATTCTTTGAACGACACAGCAGGTTATCCTTTAACTCTTACAGTTGCGGGAGTATCTGATAACTTGGACGTTCATGGATCTATGGACTGGGAAGAAATTTCAAGATAATTATGACAATGGAGTATACTATGAAAAGATTGAACGTATATAAGACTGATCCAAATATTACATTACCTAAGTTTGCCACAAAGCAATCAGCATGTTTTGACTTATCATTTCAGGCCGAGGGCAAGTCTCTCTATCACGGCTATAACAAGACGAATGCGCCTTTCACTCGACCACTATCGACAGGTTCAATTCGTATCATGCCAGGCGACAGAGTGTTAGTGCCTACAGGACTCATCTTTGATATTCCTGCAGGACACTCTCTACGCATTCATCCTCGCTCTGGACTGTCTTACAAGCAGGGTCTTGTTTTGGCCAATCTAGAAGCAGTCATCGATTCTGATTACATCGAAGAAACATTTATCATTCTGACTAATCAGTCCGATGTCGACCAGACGATTTATCACGGCGACCGTATTGCTCAGGCCGAGTTGATAAAGAGTGAAGAATATGTGTTATGGGAAATCTTTGATGCACCAACACAGAAGACAGACCGCGTGGGTGGCCTAGGTTCAACTGGTATAATGTCTGGTAATATCACAATGACTCAAGAAGAAATGAGAAAGTACACTATACAAGAGAATGAGCCTGTAAAGCGTGGTAGAGGTAGACCAAAGAAGGTAGCGTAATGCCGCACGAATTTGTTGTCAAAAGAAACGGCATTTTGGAAACATACACTCAGTTCGAAGATATTCCAGACGATTTCGAACACGTAATAAAGTTTCTGCCTGAGATTCCTGAAGGTCCTCATACAGAAGAACAGCATGAAGAAATTGATGCATGGAATGACAAACTACAAATACTAATGGAGAGAGAAAGAAGAAATGCCAGCCGCAACAAGAATAGGTGATGCTGATGTGTCTCATTGTTCAGGAATGACAAGAGCAGCAGGTTCACCAGACGTATTTGTTAATGGTATTCCTTGGTCTAGACAAGGTGATAATAACACAGTTCATCTAAAGCCACCACTTGTTCCAGAATGTCTGCCTCATTCCGCACCAATAACAACAGGTTCCACTACTGTGTTTGTAAATGGAATGGGTGCTGGTCGTATAGGTGATGCTATCACTGGCTGCACTTCCGTTGCTGCTGGCTCTCCAAATGTTTATGCGGGCCCTTGACATTTGAATTGAAATGTGTTATATATACCATAGTGAGGATAATGTAATGCGTACCTCACACAGTCTTGCCGAAAGGAAGACTAAAACATAACTAACTTGCTAAACAGGAGTTAAACATGAACAAGTTACTTTTCGATCCTTTTTCTTTTCCCAAGCAGTTCAATACCACTGTAGGCTTTGAGCCAATTCTCAAGCGTCTTGCTGAGATGGCTGAAACTATGCCAAAGATGCAGACTTATCCTCCATACAACATCAAGAAGATTGATGAAAACAAGTATGTGATTGAGTTAGCCGTGGCAGGTTTTGGTCGTCAAGACCTTGAACTTGAATTGCAGGACGGCACTCTCACAGTAAAGGGATCTGTCAATTCAGAAGACGGCGATTATCTCTACAAGGGAATCGCTGAACGTGCCTTCACTCGCCAGTTCACACTTGCTGATACTGTTGAAGTGAAGAATGCAGACCTAATCAATGGCATGTTGAAGATTTGGCTTGAACGCTTCATTCCAGAAGAAAAGAAGCCGAAGAAGATCAACATCGGTGAATCTGAAACTGAATCATCTACAAAGCAGTTTCTTACTGAGAAGTATGGCGACAAGTAATGATGTCGTTTCTAAAGAGACTTTTCAGTAATAAATCTGAGCAGCAAAGAATGCACGACTATCTAAGTCAAGCTACCGATACTGCTCATCTAGAAGTTCTTCAACGTGAATGGGATCGCATGTCCTATGCAGATAGGAAACAATGGTGATGTATCCTTACACGAACGAAGAATCTGACTGGCTATCTGGCCGGTAACGCTACATACTGAGGGAGAATTAACTCCCTCAGTTTTATTATGGAGAAATGTATGAAGAAACTTGTGTTTGCTGCTGTTGCTCTTGGTTTGATTGTTGCACCAGCACTTGCAGCCCGTGATACAATTCGTATTGTCGGCTCATCTACTGTATATCCTTTCACGACTATCGTAGCAGAACAGTTTGGCAAAAAGACTGACTCGCCTACTCCTATCGTTGAATCGACAGGAACTGGTGGCGGCATCAAGATGTTTTGTGGAGGTACAGGTGAAGATACGCCAGACGCAGTGAATGCTTCTCGCCCTATCAAGGAATCTGAACTTGAGATGTGTAAAGCCAATGGCGTAACTGTGACCGAGTTGAAGATTGGTTATGACGCTATTGTTCTTGCTATGACAAAAGAACATGCTGATATGGCTTTGACTACAGAACAAATCTATAAGGCACTAGCCAAATATATTATTGTTGAAGGTCAGTTCGTAGATAATCCAGTCAAGACTTGGAGTGATTTGGATCCAAGTTTGCCAAACGAAAAGATTGAAGTTCTTGGTCCACCACCAACATCAGGAACACGCGACTCTTTCGTAGAACTTGTCCTTGAGCGTGAATGTAAGTCTGCTATCAAGGAAGCAGGATTGACTGTAACACCTGATGATGAAAAGAAGTATTGTAAGTCTGTTCGTGAAGACGGCGCGTATGTCGAGGCTGGTGAGAATGATAATCTAATTGTTCAGAAGCTTCAAGCAAATCCAGCAGCACTTGGAATCTTCGGCTTTTCTTTCCTTGAAGAAAACGCATCTACACTCAAGGGCGCAACAATCAATGGTGTTGTTCCTGAGTATGATACAATCAAGCAGGGCGATTACGCAATCTCTCGTCCATTGTTTGTGTATTTCAAGAACGAACACTTTGAACTTGTTCCAGACTTAAAGAAGTTTATGGAAGAATACCAGAGTGGAGACGCCATCGGTGAAGATGGATATCTGGTAGAGAAAGGTCTAATCTCTCTAGAATAATTTGACAATACAGGAGAGATGCTATATAATAGTGTCTCTTCTTCCATTATGGATATAACATGAAACTCATTATTGAAAAGTCTGTAGTCGTAATCACGCCAACAATCGGATCTAAGAAGCTGCAAGACGCAGCACTATCTGTCCAAAATCAAACATATTCCAATCTCAAACATCTTATCGTAGTGGACGGCACTGAGTATTTTAACAATGCTGTAGAGAATATTCCATTTGGTAAAGATAGTGACATTCAAATTCTTCCTTTGCCTTACAATACAGGGGCAAACGGCTTCTATGGTCATCGTATATATTCTGGTATTCCTCATCTGCTTAATGCCGATTACATTTTCTTCCTTGACGAAGATAACTGGTATGAGCCAGACCATGTTTCTTCTCTTGTTGAGGTGCTTGATCGCGGCAACGACTTTGCTTATTCGTTTCGTAAGATTTTCAATCCAGATAAGTCTTATGTTGCAGATGATAACTGCGAAGCACTCGGCAAATGGCCGATATACTTCTCTCACAACGATCCACAGTATCTAGTTGATACATCTTCATTCGCATTTAAGCGCGAGTTCTTAGAAAAAACTTGTCATCTCTGGCATTCTGGTTGGGGCGGCGACCGTAGATATTTCTATAGTGTGTTGCCGATGAATCCAAAGTGGGACACAAACTACAAGCACACTCTTTGCTATCGTCTCGACGGCAATCCTGGCTCTGTAGATGCAGACTTCTTTATCAAGGGCAATGCTGAACAACTGAAACATTATAATGGAGAACTACCATGGCTAAAGACCTAATCATTGGCGGAGCTTCAAATTACAAGTATGATGATATCAAGTATTGGATCAATTCAATCAAGAAGTCGGGCTTTGAAGGTGATATTGTTCTTGTAGCAACAAATATGAAGATCGAAGAACTTGCAAAAGTTTCTGAAAAGGGTGTGAACATTCTCGCATACGGTCAGAAGGATGCAGATGGTAACTATTCATCTAACAGTCAGATGCCTCCGCACGTAGAGCGTTTCTTTCATATCTGGAATTATCTGAACACAACTAAAGAAAAATATGATTTTGTTATTACAACAGACGTTCGTGACGTTGTGTTTCAGAAAAATCCGTCAGACTTTCTTACACAGGATGACTTTATTGGCTTTATTGCAGCAGGCGAAGGTCTTGCTTATAAAGATGAACCATGGGGCAATAACAACTATCTACAAGCATTTGGTCCATTCTTTCATAATCTCATCAAAGACAAAGAGATTTATAATGTCGGTGTGATGGCAGGAAAATATGACCTTGTTCGTGATATGCTGTTGATGATTCTACAGTTGAGTGTTAATCGTCCTATTCCCATCGTTGATCAGGCTGTTTACAACTTCATTCTGAATACTGACGTTTTCAAGAACCAAACCGAGTTCTTCGGCAATGGATCAGGTTGGGCATGTAATCTTGGCACAACTCTTGCCGCCATTCAATCTGGTGCTGGTGATATTGGTCAGAGAAACGATCCATCTACACAAATCATGTATCAGACAAAGTATCTGGCTGATCAGCCTGTTATCGGCGAAGATGGTACAGTTTATAATGCTTATGAAATGCCATTCTATATTGTTCATCAGTATGATAGAGTTGCAGGTCTAGTAGAAAAGATTAGAGCAAAGTATAATGACTAAGCCGAAGCTTAAACTTGGATTTACAGACTACTACAACACGCTTGATGATTTCTTCATGAGTGTCTTGTCTATGTCCTTTGATATAGAACGCGATGATGTTAATCCAGACTATCTAATCTTTTGCGATGAAACATTCGGTCAGAACAACAAGAACTTTGATCCGAACAAAGTAGTCAAGATATTCTTCACGGGTGAGAACAGACGCCCATGGAACTATGTCGCTCATCATGCGATTTCATTTGACCATATGGACGGAAGTCAGTTCTATCGTCTGCCACTCTATGTTCTAGACAATTGGGTACAGACAAAGAATGGCGTACCTGATATGCTCAGTTATGACTCTTTAAACTTGAAGCCTGTGAAGTATGAAGAAAAAGAATGGTTTTGTGGATTTGTTGCGGGCAATGGCGCATCTGAGTACCGTAACAAGATGTTTCATATGTTGAATGAATACAAGCCAGTCATGTCTGGTGGTCCATTGTTCAACAACATTGGAGGTGTTCTTCCGCGTGATGTGATGTCTAAGATTAACTTCTTTCGCAAGTGTCGTTTCTCACTATGTTTTGAGAATAGTTCTTATCCTGGTTATTGCACAGAAAAGATTATGCACGGCTTTATTGCAAGAACAGTGCCAATCTATTGGGGTTCACCAACTGTTACAATGGACTTTCAAGAAGGATCTTTTATATCTCGTCATGATTTCGTTAGTGATAACGAATTTATCGATACAATCATAAAAGTGGATCAAGATAAACATACATGGGAAGTTATGGCAAACACTCTTCCTTTGCCTTATGTTCACGATAAGTTTTGGAATCTCAAACGCTTTAATCTTTGGTTCTTAGAGAACGTGTATAAAGGAGTTCGCTCATGAAGATTGCAGTCTGCATCTCAGGTCAGCCTCGCTCTTATGAGAAAGGCTATGAGTACATGAAACACAATTTGTTAAATCACTACAATTGCGATATATTCATTCACACTTGGCACAACAAAGTCTACAAGTCTAAAGATGTGATTAACTTGTATAAGCCAGTGGAATCTTTGGTAGAAAATCCTTTATCAAGATCATTCTATGACAACAAGTATACTAACACACCAAATGCCGCTGGATGGCCACCACACGCAACTGTATCCATGTTCTATTCTGTTTTTCAATCTTTGCTTCTTAAAACAAAGTATGAATTGATATTTGACAAGTATGATTGGGTTGTGAAAACAAGATTTGACTATGCTATCAATGGTGTTATTCCATTCAGTCAGTTAGACAAGAACAATCTTTATATTCCAAACTGTAGAATGGTGCCAACTCATGACTTTGGTAATGACCAGTTTGCTTTTGGCAGCAACAAAGTCATGACAGAATACATGTCTACATATTTGCACATGGATCAATATTACAATAACGGTGAACCCATGATTGGTGAAAATATGTTAAGTGCTAATCTCAAGAGAGCGGGACTTGTTGGACAAAGACTGACATATGTGAACATGAACAATCCATTTCCACCAGGCAAATATAACGCAACGCCTCACTCACTCATTCGTGATGACATGGAACTATGGAAAAACTCATAAAGACACTCAAGGGACATTCTGGCTCAGTTGTATCTTTACTGCAAGACAACCAAAAGATATTCGTTCGTAAGGTTGGTAATGTAGAACGCAATCACGAAAGATTATCTGCGCTTGTTGGCTACATCGATGTTCCTAGAATCTACAGTTATGATGGCACAACTCTCGACATGGAATACATTTATGGACTAGATATGCAAAATTATCTGGTCAATAATCCAATAAGAGATTTGAGTGACTTTCTTATTCGTACCATAGAATTATTCGCATCGAAAAGTATTGACAAAGACTACACTCTAGTATATAATCATATGCTATCGTGGATAGAAGACGGAATGTTTCCTTTCACAAAGAACGAATTGATAGAAAGACTGCCGAAAGTTCTGCCGTGTTCTCAGTATCATGGTGACATGACTTTGGAAAACGTCATCTGCTCTACAGAAGGAAGATTTTACTTTATTGATGCTGTCACTTTGCAATATGATTCCTGGGTGTTTGACATAGCAAAGTTAAGACAAGATTTGGAATGCAAGTGGTTTTTACGGCGTGATCCTATCATGCTAGATGTGAAACTGCTAAACATTCAAGATAATATACTAAAACGATTCCCGATTGCGAACAACGATTATCTACTGATACTCATGCTGCTTCGCGTCTATTTACATTGTGATAAAAATACTCTAGAATATAACTTCATCGTGAAGGAGATAAACAGATTATGGAAGTGATTGTACCAGCCGCTGGTCTTTCTACCAGATTTCCAAATGTAAAGCCAAAGTATCTACATTTCGGATATGATAACAAGATGATGCTTGTGAAAGCCGTAGAGCCTTTCATCGGTAAACACGACATCACCGTTGTCATTCTACAAGATCATATTGATAAGTATAATGCTTTTGAATTTGTGAGAAACGAACTTCCTGAGGCCAATATCGTTACTGTATATAAACCCACGCGCGGACCAGCCGAGACTGTTCGTATTGCTTTGAAAAACATTCAATACTCAAAAGGTCTTAGTTATCCACCTAAAGATTTTTCCTTTCTGGTGAAAGATTGCGACTCGTTTTTTTCTCATGAAATTCTTCCGCAGAACTATGTCTGCGTGTCAAACATAGCAGACCATGAAACTCTCCAGAAGATTTCTTCAAAGAGTTTCGTGAAGTACAACAATCAGAATATTGTTACCGATATCATTGAGAAGAAAGTCGTATCTGATACGTTTTGTGTCGGCGCGTACAAGTTCAACTCGGCTAACTATTATCTGGACATCTATGATAGAATACAGAATAGAGAAGGCGAATTATTTGTTTCACACATCATTCAAGACATGCTTGGCAGTGACCAAATCTTCGTGAAGAATGAAGTTTCAAACTATGTCGATGTGGGTACAGCAGAAGATTGGCACAAGTATAATGACATGCCTGTTATCTTCTGTGATATTGATGGCACTCTAATCAAGGCTCAGTCTCGTTATGGTTTTTATACATATAACGATCCGCCTGTTGTTCTAGAAGAAAATCGTAACAGAGTGAAAGAGTATCATGACAAGGGTTGTCAGATTATCTTTACGACTGCACGACCGCATACTTATCGTGAGCAAACAAACAAGATGCTTAGTCTTCTAGGATTCAAAAACTTTGAGTTGATTACAGGACTAAATAACAGCGCAAGAATTTTGATTAACGACTACAATAAGTCTAATCCATATCCTCGGGCAACAGCGATAAACATCCAACGTGATAGTGATAACTTGAAGGATTTTCTATGAGTAAGGTGGCATTAATTACAGGTATTACAGGGCAAGATGGTTCTTATCTGGCCGAACTTTTATTAGAAAAAGGATATGAAGTACATGGAATCATCAGACGTTCTTCTTCTATTAATACTGACCGTATCGACCATATTTATCCTCGCATTGCTCTTCACTACGGAGATTTGACGGATAGTTCTTCACTCATTCGTCTTATTCAGCAAATCAAGCCGACAGAGATTTACAATCTGGCTGCACAATCTCATGTGAAGGTATCCTTTGAGATTCCTGAATACACTGGTCAGGTTGATGCTCTTGGCACACTTCGCATTCTTGAGGCTGTGCGTCTGCTTGGCATGGAAAAAGATGTTCGTATCTATCAAGCATCGACATCTGAACTTTATGGTCTTGTGCAAGAAACTCCGCAGACAGAAAAGACACCGTTCTATCCTCGCTCACCATACGGCGTTGCTAAACTCTACGGCTTCTGGATTGTAAAGAATTATCGTGAAGCATATGGTATGCACTGTTCATCTGGTATTCTATTCAATCACGAAAGCCCTCGACGCGGTGAAACATTCGTGACAAGGAAGATTGTGCAGGGCCTTTCTCGTATCAGCACTGGCTATCAGTCATCACTAACACTTGGCAATCTAAACGCAAAGAGAGATTGGGGTCATGCTAAGGACTTCGTTGAGGCCATGTGGCTCATGCTCCAGCAAGACAAGCCAGATGACTATGTGATTGCTACTGGTGAGCAGTATTCAGTTCGTCAGTTTGTAGAGACAGCAGCGCCGTACTTCGGAATGAATATCAAGTGGCATGGTGAAGGTGTTGATGAAGTTGGTTATGATGAAAGATACAAGTCAACTCCAATTATTCGTGTGAGTGAAAAGTATTTCAGACCAGCGGAAGTAGAAACATTACTTGGTGATTCCAGCAAGGCTCGTAGAGTTCTTGGTTGGAAACCAAAGTTCACATTTGAAAAACTTGTAGAGGATATGTGTATCAATGGACAGTAATAGCAGAATTTATGTGGCAGGTCATAGAGGTCTTGTCGGTACAGCACTCATTCGTCAGTTGCAGGCACAAGGTTACAAGAATATCATCACAAGTGATATAGATTTGCGTGATCAGAAGCTTGTACAACATTTCTTCAATGATTACGAGCCTGAATATGTGTTTCTTGCGGCGGCAAAGGTTGGTGGTATTGGCTTCAATAAGTCTTTCCCTGCTGACTTTATGTATGACAACTTGATGATTCAGACCAATGTTATCAGTAGCGCAGAGCAGTATGGTTGCAGAAAGCTAATGTTTTTAGGCACAGCATGTATCTATCCAAAACATGCACCTGTGCCGATCAAAGAAGAATACTTAATGACTGGTCCGCTAGAGGAAACTAACATTGGTTATGCTCTAGCGAAGATTGCTGGTCTTACCATGTGCCAGAAATATACTGAGCAGTATGGTATGCAAACTGTTTCCGTCATGCCAAATAATCTCTATGGCATTTTCGATAACTTTAGACGAAATGAGTGTCATGTTATTCCTGCATTCATCAATGGATTTATCGACGCGAAAGAAAGAGGTTTGTCTAGTGTAGTATGCTTTGGTGACGGCAGTCCTACGCGAGAATTTCTTTTTGCCGATGATTTGGCTGACGGACTAATTTTCCTAATGAAGAACTATAATGATCCAAAGCCAATCAACATTGGACCAAATCGTGAGATATCGATTCGTTGCCTGTCAGAGTTGATTGCATCTCTTGTCGGATATGAGGGTACGATGATTTGGGACACTGCACAGCCAAACGGCACACCGCGCCGCGCACTAGATACTAGCAAGATGGATGCACTTGGTTGGAAAGCCAAGACTTCACTTGAAGATGGATTGAAAATGACAATTGATTGGTTCTTAGAGAATAGGAAAACATATGACCGCGTATAAATGGCCATTGATGAAGGACACACTGACTTGGTGCGACAGATGGAACTTGGCCAAGTTCGTGATGACTACAGACAAGTTCACTCAAGGCAAAAAGGTCGAAGAGTTTGAGAAAGCTTGGTCAGAATGGCTTGGTGTTAAGTATTCTTTGTTTGTAACGTCTGGCAGTACAGCAAACTTCTTATTGCTTGATGCTGTTAAGGAACTATACTTTAAGAATAAGAAGAAGATTAAGGTTCTCGTACCCGCGTGTACGTGGGTAACGAATATCAATCCTGTTATGCAACTTGGCATGGAACCAATCTTCTGCGATATCAATCTAGATAATTATAGTTTTGATTTAGACAATGCTGCGGAGATTGCAAAGAAGCACAAGATTGATATTGTGTTCACGACACATTTGCTTGGACTTCCCGCTCCTATTTTTTCTCTTAGATCCATATTTCCAAAAGCAATCATGTTAGAAGATGTTTGCGAAAGTCATGGTGTAAAAGATATATTTGGTCATAAAGTTGGTTCAAGGTCAAACGGTTCTACATTCAGTTTCTACTTTGGTCATCATATGTCTACAGTTGAAGGTGGCATGGTTTGTACCAACAACCTTGCTCTATATAATTTAATGCGTATGAAGCGTTCACATGGCATGTCTCGCGTATCGATGACTCCTGAGTCGTATGCAGAAAATCATCCTGATATTGATCCACAGTTTCTATTTGTAACTGCTGGATATAACTTCCGCAATACAGAACTCGGCGCTGTTCTTGGTTTATCACAGTTGAAGAAACTTGATGGCTTTATTGAGCAACGTAGAAAGAACTATGCAAGATACATGCGAATTATGTTAATTGATGGAAAAGATAAGTTCTATGTTCCTGCTGATGGATATGTTGAAGAAGGCAATAGTTCATTCTGCTTTCCATTCATCGCTAGGGCGCAATATGTGAAGTATAAACTTATTGAACTTCTCAAGGCAAACTCAATTGAATATCGTCCTGTCGTTGGCGGCAACTTGCTTCGTCAACCCTACATGGCAGGTTATGGCATCTCGGACAAAGAGCCAGAATACAAAGTTGACATCGTGCATAATAATGGTATCTATATAGGTAATAACCAGTTTGTTGGTGATAGAGAAATGAATATTCTTGAAGACATCATTAGGAGTTTGTGATGAATAACAATAAGATTGTTTCTGAAATGTTGGATATGATTTTGAAGGAGCATGTGTATGACATTCTCGGTCGTCAGATATTAAACTTTAATCCACCTCCAGAATATGCCGCATCTGATAGCATCGGTGAAGTTCTAGAGAAGTTGGCTATTCTTCACATTCGCACTTGGCACCTTGAAGATGCTATGCAGGCTGCAAAGTCAGATGAAGAACTGGCCGACCTAAAGCGCAAGGTCGACATCTGCTTCAAGGTCAAGCGCCCTAAGTTAGTTGCAGCATTGAATGCTATGATTGATGATGCTATTGTACACAACAAGTCTTTGCGTGAAGAATCAGTTAAATTATACAAGGGTGTAAAAGAAAAGTGACAAAACTTTGCTTCTTCAACTTCTATCATAATGGTGATTTGTTCCACAGCAAGCCATTTGTTCGTGAAGTCATCAAGCATCTTGGCAAAGAGAAAGTCATGTATGCACACAACAAAGACCCTCGCGCAATCGAAGATTTAGGATTGCAGCATGTGCATCTTGAAGGAATATCAGATAAGGTAAAGATACTAAGACCAAAAAATCCTGACATACTGTTTGTCAATACTTGGATTGGTTCTTATTTTGACAAGTATACTGGAGAATGCACACTCAACTTCAATATGAAGATGTGGGCAGATATCTATGAAGATATCAATACTACATTTAAGAAGAAGATGAAACTTGGTCCAGTAGAAAACTATTTGCCTTATATTGACTATAGCAAGTATGATTTGGCTCATGCTCGTTCTTTTATTGACAGCGAACCAAGACCAAAAATATTATTCTGCAATGGACCAGCTATGTCGGGTCAGTGTCAGTATAATGGTGATATGAGAGAGATTATCGGACCTCTAGCAGCACAGCATGAGAATAAGGTATTTCTTACAACTCATAAGCTAGACAATATCTGGCCAAATGTTATGTACACTGGAGATATCATTCAGTCTGACAGATGTGATCTAAACGAGATTGCATATCTTTCTAAGTTTTGCAGTCTTATAATTGGACGCAACTCTGGTCCATTCTGTTATGCTTCTACTGGTGAAAACTTGAATGATCCTCACAAGACATTTTACGCATTCGGTCATCAGGAATCAGACTGTTTTACGATGGGTATTTCTAAGAAATCAAACTATATATTTGAGAAGTATGTAGATCCAGGACAACTTTATACTTCTATCAAAAATCTAGTAGAGAAGACATGACAAACTCAATCTGTACAAAGGTGTGTGAATATGACAGTGAAAGAACATATAGAGAAGACGAAGAAAAGACTTGCAGAGGCTGCGGCCGTACGGCGTCAGAAATCACAGAATGGCTTTATGCGACCAGAGAACGCAAAGTCGAAATCGCCAAAGCCGCAAGGGCGCGCACAAAGGCCAAACGTGAGGCCGTCGGGCAGGGGTAGATAGTTTAAATATGACTGAAATGACTGGATACATAGTGTACAAAGACCTTGTCGCTATGCAACACGATAATTTTTATTCTGTATTTGAAAAATTTCTAAGAGAAATTAAACCAGATAGAATATTAGAAATAGGAACTGCTGGTGGCGGTACTATTCTCGCGTTGAACGATATTATGCTGAGTTTGAATAAACCGTGCGAGATCAGAACATATGACATTTCTGGAAGAAGTGTTTACTCTAAAATTATTGAAACAGGAATCGATCTGAGAATCGAGAATATATTTACAGACGATTATAAGTTAAGAGATGTCACAGATGTAATATCTTTCATTCAGAGTTCCGGAACAACATTAGTTTTGTGTGACGGCGGCTATAAAGTTGCAGAGTTTAATGTAATATCAGACTATCTTAAACCTGGCGACTTCATTATGGCCCACGACTATTCGAAATCACGCGAGTTTTTTGAAGAAAATATCAACGGAAAAATTTGGAACTGGTGTGAAATAGTAGAAGATGATATTGCTGAGGCATCCAAAAAAAATCAACTTGAAGGATTTATGGATGAAGAGTTTCAGTCTATTGTTTGGGTTTGTAAAACAAAAAAAGGAAACAACTACTCAGTAAAACCTAAAAAAAATTTAACTCCAAAGCGAAATAATATTTCAACAGATAAATCAAACTTTACTCTGGTAACTGGACTATGGGATATTAGAAGAGGTGAACTGAAAGATTTTAACCGTTCATTCGATCACTATCTAGATAACTTTAGCAAATTGTTAAGTCTCGACTTTAATATGTGTGTTTATGTGCCAAAAGAATTGACAACATTTGTAGACACTCATCGCTCTAACAAAAACACAACAATAATTGTTTATGATCTTGAAGATATTAAAAATAATTTTGACTTCTTTGATATTGTGCAAGACATAAGAAAAGATGAAAATTGGTATAAAAGGGCGTCTTGGTTAGAAAATTCTCCACAAGCTAAACTAGAATATTACAATCCTATTGTTATGTCTAAATTCTTTTTCTTACACGACTGTTCGGTTAGAAATGAATTTAAAACAGACTACTTTTTTTGGATAGACGCCGGTTTAACAAATACAGTAGACTTAAATATGCTAAAAAATCTTTCTTCTATAGAAAACTATATGAAGAAGATAAAGAATAAATTTCTGTTTCTCTCTTTTCCATACGAAAACGATAATGAAGTTCATGGATTTGAAAGTTCAAAATTCGCTGAGTTTTGTGGTGTAGACAAAACGGAATATGTTTGTCGCGGAGGATTCTTCGGTGGACACAAAGATAGAGTAAAAAAACTTAATGGTGAATATTATAACTTAGCATCAGACACGCTCAAATCAGGATATATGGGAACAGAAGAAAACTTTCACACTATGTTAACATATCATAATCCAAATGATACTCATAGATTTGAATTGTCTGATAATGGTCTTGTTTATCCTTTCTTTGAAATGTTAAGTGAAGTTGAAGAATATTCTGTTCCAAATTCAGAACTAATACTTTGGAACAAAAAGAAGACTGCCGAAGAATTAAAGACATCTTTATATGTTCTAACATATAATAGTCCAGAGCAATTCGAAACTCTTATAGAATCGTATAGGCACGGTGAATCAGATTTTCTAGACAGAACACGAAAGATACTAATCGATAATTCTACAGATTCGTCAACTTATGAGAAGTACAATAGTTTGTGTAAAACTCATAAGTTTGAACACATAAAAAAAGAAATAAATCTTGGTATTAGTGGTGCCAGACAGTTTGTTGCGGAACATTTTAATGAGAGTGATTCTGAATACTATATCTTTTTAGAAGATGATATGACAATTCATGGTTCAACAGAAGAACTGTGTGATTCAGGATTTAAAAGACACGTTGATAATCTCTATCTAAAATCTTTGGAAATAATGCATAGGAACAGATATGATTATCTAAAATTGTCCTACTCAGAATTTTATGGAACAAATGAAACTCAATGGGCATGGTATAATATTCCTCGAGATGTAAGAGAAAAATATTTTCCTGAAAAAACAAAACTTCCAGAAGAGGGTCTAGATTCTGATCCACCAAAAACGGAAATATTTTGTGAGAAAAGATATAAAGACTTGAAATACTTTGAAGGAGAATTTTATTATTGCAACTGGCCACTCTGGTTCTCTAGACAAGGTAATAAGAAAGTTTTTCTTGATACTAAATGGGCTTATCCTAATGAACATACATGGATGAGCCACATATTTCAATTACAGAAGCAAGGAAAAATAAGAGCGGCAGTGTTAGCATTAAGTCCTATTTTCCATCATCGTTTTGATTTTTATGCGGCTGAGGACAGAAAAGAGTCTTGACAAATTGAATGGATATGCTAATATGTCCATACTGACAAACACACAGAGGAACACAAATGCCTACTTTTGAACAAACGGTTTATGTTGATGTTGATGCCGATGATTTTGATGATGACGATCTGATTGACGAACTAGAAAGACGCGGTTATACTGTTACTAAAGATCCTGCCGCAGATGCTTGTTTCGTTGATGTTGCTTGGCATATTGAACGTGGAAATTTAAAGGAAGCATTGATCCTTCTTGAACGTGAATTGCCTGAACTAAAGGGCATCTCTAGACTGAACTAAATACAAACAATGCGGGGTTGGTATATGGGTTGTGCCCTAGCCTTCCAAGCTAGTGAAACGAGTTCGAATCTCGTACTCCGCTCCAATTTTATAATGAGGTGATACATGCTTTGGCTTATCGTTTTGAATACCATGATGAATGACGGCACTCTCTACACCGACATTCGCACTCCAAACAAACCAGAATTTAACAATGAACAGTCCTGCAAGGAAGCAGGACAAATTCTTGTTGATCAGTTGCAACTTGAAGTCGGCACAAACGCCGGTCGCACATACTACATCTGCAAGGCAATTCCATTTGAAGACATTACGGCAGCCATCGGTAAGGGTGGAAGCGGCACGTAAATGAAACACATCGAAGTGAATGATTTTGTAGAGAACGAAGATGGTTCTGCTACCATTACTATCACAATGGATTACGAAATTATTCTCTTCTTTGCGAAGAAGGGACTTCTTGCAACTTTAATTGAAGCGGCTAACGAGGCAAAAGAAGATGAAAGTCAAGATTAGTAGATATCCTACAGACAGATTGATATGTAGGATTCATGACCGTTACATGAACAAGAAGTACGGTCATGTTTGGCCTCATCCTTCAACACCAACTAAGATTGAAGACTTCTTAGAGTTGCTTGAGGGTATCATTCAATCGTTCTATGACGTAACGATTAATTCTATTATCAAGCATCGTAAGCGAAAGATTAGTGTTCGTATTGATGATTGGGACACTTGGAGTGCTGATGTTACTCTAGCCCACATCATTCATCCTATTCTTCTAAAGATTAAAAAAGGTAAGTTTGGCACTCCATACACCTATCGTGAAGATGCGCCCGATGATGTTATCTATGATGATCGCACCGAAGATAATGATTGGGATCGACCCTTTAACGCAATGCGCTGGCATTATATTCTTGATGAGATGATTTTTGCCTTTGAGAAAATCAAAGACGGAGAATGGGACTTAGAAATCTACGAGAGACATAATGGTTGGACTACCGAAGCCCTTGAAGAGCGTGATGAAATTCAAAAGCGCATTAACAACGGGCTTCGTCTCTTTGCTAAATATTATCAGAGTTTGTGGACATAAAAATGGCATGTAATTCGTGTAGCAATAATGATAGTTCGAACTCTCTCTTCCTGAAAGAGGGATCTTTCTATATTCTTGGACAATACGGCTCACGATATGACATGGAACTTTATGCTCTCAAAAGAGCCACATATTCTGTAGGTGATATTTGTGATGACTGTGTGAGACAACTAATCAATGAAGGCGTTGCACAAAAAATAGAGGACGGTGTTTGGTGATGTTAGGATGGAAGTATAACGAAAGTATTCTCAGAACCTATATGACTGAACATGCAGAAGACATGGGTAGATTTTGGGCCGAGATATATAAGAATACGCCTAGTTTTTATGAGAACTTTATGCGAGGATTTCTAGAGGAACTAAACAAACCCAAGAAGGAATAGCAAAATGGCATATCAAACTATTTCCGAAGAGATTATCCGACAAGCAGCAGAAATTATGGGCCCAGATAGCAACTTTCATGTTGCATTAAAATGGGGTGAAGAGTATAGACAAGCAGGCATGAACCCTGTATACTACACAGACGATTCTGAAAAGATGGTATTTGTTACTACAGAAGAAAAGATGAACGGCACTAAGTTTAATTAAGATTGGAGTTTTATAATGAATATTCTTGAGACGCAATGGAAGCAGCGAACACACGATAGCAAGTGGGAAAAACTTGCTAAGGTTATGGACTATGAGAACAAGTATGTCTATAAGAGTGAGTCTGGTTCTAATCTGACTTATATTCCTACCAAGTGGATGACAGTCGGCGTGTTTGATTATGTGGGAGAACTAGAATAATGGCTGCGAATGTGAAGATACTCAAGTTAATTACTGGTGAGGAACTGCTTGGTGAAATTCTACCAGGTGGACCCTCAGTTTGTGAAATCAAAAACCCTGTTCGTATCGTTGTGATTCCTTCGAATCCAGCAATGCAATATAATCCTAAATCTCCTGCTAATATTGGCTTTGCTCCTTGGGCAGAATTTAGTGATCAAAAAACTTTTATTATTGACAAGTCTCATGTATTGTGTATAATAGAGCCAATTAAAGAGTTCGTCAATCAATACAATTCCATGTTTGGCGGACTTGTTCTTCCAACTTCCAATTTGATCAAGCCAGGAGCATAATGTCCGACAACTTTTACACTAACGTTCAAGTGTATGGTTCCAGAATACTTTATAGAGGCATAGAAAACGGTAGGAAAGTAAGACGCAAGATAGATTACTTTCCTACTTTTTTTGTTCCCTCAAAAGAACCAACGGACTGGACAACAATTCATGGCAAGTATGTTTCTGAGTTGAAGCCTGGAAACATTCGTGAAGCTAGAGACTTTCTCAAGATGTATGAGGAAGTTGAAGGCTTTATTGTCTATGGCAATAACAAATATGAATATGCCTTCATCGCAGAAACTTTTCCAAATGATGTTGATTGGGATATCTCTAAAATCAATGTGACAAACATCGATATTGAGGTTGGTTCAGAGAATGGTTTTCCTGAGCCGTCTCTGGCCAATGAACCAATAACAGCCATCACATTCAAGAACAATCAAGGCAAGTTTATCGTATTTGGCTGTGGTGTGTTTAACAACACCCGTGATGATGTCCAGTATATTCATTGTCGTGATGAGATTGACCTTATCAAGAGATTTATTGATGAGTGGTCTGGTGACTATCCTGATATCATCACTGGCTGGAACGTAGAACGGTTCGATATCGTCTATCTCGTCAATCGCTTTCGCAAGTTGATGGGTGAAGAGTTTGCTAACAGACTATCACCTTGGAATGTTATCAATGAAGGCAAGACTACAAACAAGCTGGGTCAAGTAGAAACAATCTACCGCATTCTTGGCATCGCCACTCTTGATTATATTGCCATGTATCGCAAGTTTGCTCCTGGTGGTCAGTCTCAGGAATCTTATTCACTCAACAACATTGCCAATGTAGAACTTGGCGAAAAGAAGTTGTCGTATGAAGAATATGGCAATCTGCACAATCTCTACAAAGAGAACTATCAAAAGTTTATTGAGTACAACATCAAAGACGTTGAACTTGTTGACAAGATTGATGACAAGCTGAAACTCATTGAACTTGCTCTTACTCTTGCATACGACAGCAAAACTAATCCAGACGATTCCTTCTCACAGGTTCGTATGTGGGACGCTATCGTTTATAATCATCTTCGCAAGAAGAATATGGTTGTGGATCCTATTGTCAAGCACAGTAAAGATTCCGCGTATGAGGGCGCACATGTGAAAGAACCTGTGCCTGGTCTGTATAAGTGGGTCGCATCATTCGACTTGAACAGTCTGTATCCACATTTGATTATGCAATACAACATTTCGCCTGATACAATCATTGAGCCAGAAGATTACACTCCTGGTCTGAGAATGTATGTGAAAGACAATCACTTTGAGGTTGATGAGTTTCTTGACCAAATAAACAACAACAATCAACTCAAATATGAAAACGTGACTGTGACACCGAACGGACATTTCTATCGTCGTACAAAGCAGGGTTTCTTGCCTGAGATTATGGAAACAATGTATAATGACCGCAGCGCATACAAGAAGAAGGCTATTGCGGCCAAGAAAGAACTAGAGAAAGAAACTGATCCAGAAAAGAGAATTGAAATTGAAAAGCGTGTAGCACGTTTCAATAATCTCCAGTTGGCTAAGAAGGTTTCTCTGAACTCTGCTTACGGCGCTCTCGGCAATCAATACTTCCGATACTTCGACGTTCGACAGGCCTCAGGCATCACAACTGCTGGTCAGTTGTCCATTCGTTGGATCGAAAAGAAACTAAATGAATACATGAACAAAATTCTAAAGACGGACAAAGAAGATTATGTTATCGCCTCGGATACGGATAGCATTTACCTCTGTCTTGATAAACTGGTCAGCAAGACTATTATTGAGCAGAGTCCAAATGCTACAACAAAACAAATTATCGCATTCATGGATAAGGTCTGCGAAAATAAAATTCAACCGTTTATTGACTCTGCTTATGCTGAACTTGCTGAATATATTAATGCCTACGAACAAAAGATGCAAATGAAGCGTGAGGCTCTGGCCGACAAGGGTATCTGGACAGCCAAGAAGCGTTACATTCTGAATGTATACAATAACGAAGGTGTTGAATACGCAAAGCCTAAGCCGAAAGTCATGGGTCTTGAGATGATTAAGTCATCTACTCCTACATATTGCCGCAAGATTATGTGGGAAGCAATCGATATTGTTCTCAACAAGACCGAGAATGATTTGATTGGCATGATTGAAACTTGGCGTCAAGAGTTTAGGCATCAGAATATTTCAGACAT